TGCTACTATACGCGGGGCCGAAATTGGGAGTTTGAGCATGGGCAAGGGCCGCAAACCGACGCCTAAACCGCTGCTTAAGCTTCGCGGCGCTCGCGTTAGGGGCCCGCACAAGTCCGGCATCGACGCCGTTCCAGGCATCCCGCCTGCTCCACATTGGCTCTCGGATCTGGCCCGCGAGGAGTGGGAGCGGATCGTGCCGATGCTTGAGGCGTCCAAGGTAATGAGCCCCAGGCACCAGCAGACGCTTGCCGCTTACTGCGACTCGCTCGCGGACATGATTGAGGCAGACCGTGAGCTCAAGGCCAACGGGGCCACGTTCATGGACGATAGGGGTAGGGTAAGCAATCACCCGGCGTGGAACCGCAAACGCGACGCGAGAAACCAGATGCTAAAGTTCGCGGCCGAGTTCGGCCTGACGGCCTCGGCGTTGGCCCGTGTCTCGGCGGTTGAGAATGGCCCGCAAGAAGACGACGAAGACGCCCGGATGTTCGCTTGAGCACCCGTGCGAAAAGTGCTCCTCGTGTCTGGCGGTGCGTTTCTTCCACAAGCACCTGACGCACGCCAAGGGCGAGCTCGGCGGCAAGCCGTTTACGCTTGAGCCGTGGCAGCAGGACTACGTGCGAAAGCTCTTTGCCACTGAAGGCGACGTGCGAAAAGTCCGCACCAGCCTGCTGGCCATTCCGCGCAAGAATGGCAAGAGCAGTTTATGCGCGGGTATCGCCCTCAAGCTGCTGATGGAGAACGAGCCCGGCTGTGAAGTCTATTCCTGTGCAGCCTCACGCGATCAGGCCCGGCTCGTCTTTGACATGGCCCGCGTCTACGTCGAGCAGTCGCCAGTGCTGAGGCAGCATCTCAAGGTTTACCGGAACGCCATCGTGCGAGAGGCGACGCACGGAACGTACAAGGCGTTGAGTGCGGAGGCCGGTATTCAACATGGGCTCTCCGCTCACGGCGTCATATTTGATGAACTCCACGTCTCTAACCGCGAGATGTGGGAAGTAATGCTGAGCAGCCAAGGTGCTCGGCGTCAACCGCTCACGGTGGCGCTCACGACGGCAGGCTTTGACCGCAAAAGCGTCTGCTGGGAAATCTGGAAATACGCCGAAGCCGTGGCCGCTGGAACCGTGAAAGACGAGACGTTTCTGCCGGCCATCTATGCCGCCCCGATTGAGGCCGACTGGAAAGATGAAAAAACGTGGGAGCGTGCCAACCCCAACCTAGGCGTCTCGGTGCGCATGGACTTCCTGCGGAGCGAGTGTGCTCGAGCGGTTGAGATGCCGACGTATGAGAACACTTTCCGGCAACTGTATTTAAACCAGTGGACAGAGCAGAGCACGAGGTGGCTGCGTATGGATCACTGGGCCCAAGGCGACAAGCCCTGTCCTGTGGATCTCACCGGCCGTGAGTGCTGGGCCGGCCTGGACTTGGCCACGACGTTTGACACCACAGCCCTGGTGCTGCTCTTCCCGCTGGACGATGGCACGTTTTGGATTGAGCCGCACTTCTGGATTCCGAGCGACAACGCCCACCAGAGAGAGCGACGCGACAAAGTGCCCTACCTGACTTGGCATCGGCAGGGGCATCTCAACATGACCGATGGCAACGTCACAGACTTCGATCAGGTGCGTTCAGACATCAACGCCATTGCCACCAAGTACAAGCTGTGCGGCATCGGCCTGGACCCGTGGAACTCCGCGCAACTCGGCCAACAACTGCAAGGCGACGGCCTTCCCATGTCAGACTTTCGACAGGGCTATGGCTCTCTGTCGGCACCTAGCAAGCAGCTGGAGAACCTTGTTGTGAGCGGGAAGGTGCTGCACGGTGGGCACCCAGTGCTGTCGTGGCAGGCTTCCAACGTGGCCATCCAGCAGGATTCCGCAGCCGGAAACATTAAGCCAAGCAAGGCCAAGAGCACAGAACGCATAGACGGCATCGTGTCGCTGGTCATGGCCATCGGGCTGTGGCAGAAGGCAACCGCAGCCACGCCAGAACAGTCCTGGGACATCGTGACTCTATGAGCGAAAACGCCGCCGCCGACTTCAAGATGTTTGACCTGCGTGGCATCGACTGGCCAGAGGTGAGCTCCAGCCGCACGCCTTCCGGCATCCGCGTCAACGCTGACAACTCCATGGCGTGCTCGGCGTACACCGCCTGCATCCGCGTCATATCGGATGCGGTATCAGCCCTGCCGCTGCACATCTACGAGCGCATGGCCAACGGCGGAAAACAGAAGGCCACGAGCCATCCCGTGTATCGCCTGCTGCACCAGCAGCCAAATCCCTGGCAGACGGCCCAAGAGTTCCGCGATTGGATGACTGGCATGTACCTGCACTACGGTGCGAGCTACGCCGAAATCCGCCCAGGTGCTCGAGGTGCTGTGTCAGAACTGTGGCCGCTGCACTCCAGCCGCATGGAGGCTGAGCGGCTGACTGACGGCACGCTGCGTTATCGCTACCGCGAGCCAAGTGGGCAGCAGACGATCTACAGCCAGGAGCAGATATTCGCCCTGCGATTCACGACCGAAGACGGAATCAAGCCGATTCCTACCTACAAGCTCTTTCAGAATGTGCTCGGCCTTTCGCAAGCTCTTGAGGCGCACGCCGCTACGTACTTTGGCAACGGGGCACGCCCTGGCGTGATCCTTGAAAGCAGCAACCCAATCCCCACAGACGCGGCCGAGCGACTGCGTGAGAGTTGGGAGCGAATGCACAGAGGCAGCGACCGAGCTTTCAGAACGGCCGTATTGCCTGCGGGCATTACGGCCAAAGAGCTAAGCAGCAGCAACGAGGCTGCCCAAATGCTGGAGAGCAGAGCCTTCGCCGTGACTGAGTGCGCCAGGATTTTTCGTGTTCCTCCTCACATGATCCAAGACTTGTCGCGTTCGAGTTTTAACAATATCGAGGTACAGGCGACCGAGTTCGTGCAGCACTGCCTGCTGCCGCACTTGAAGCGGTGGGAAGCGGCCATCAGCCGTGACCTCATCGTGGATGACGAGAAATACTTCGCAGAGCACAGCGTGAGCGGGATGCTGCGTGGCGACCACGCGAGCCGGTCGGCCTACTACGTGTCGGCCCTGCAAAACGGATGGATGAGCGTCAACGAGATCCGCGAGCTTGAGAACCTCAACCCACTGGGGCCAGAGGGCGATCAGCACTTCATTCAGCTGAACATGACCACGCTAGAAAAGGCGGGCGAGCCACAGCCGCAAGATCCGCAGCCGATGCCGCAGGACACGCCGGGCGAGCCAGCGGACGGCACGCCAGAAGACGATGCCGAAGACACGACTACCGCCCAGGAGGACACGCCCGATGGAACTTGAGCGCCGCGACTTCGCCTTTGACGATACGGACGAGCTCATCGTTGAGCAGCGTGCTGACGGCCGGGCAGCCATCATCGGCTATGCCGCCGTCTACAACCGCATGAGCCTTGACTTGGGCGGGTTCAAGGAAGAAATCCTGCCGGGTGCTTTTGACAAGGTGCTGAGCCGCCAGCGTGGCAAGCAGGACGTGGTGGCCCTGTTCAACCATGACAGCAACATCGTGCTCGGTCGCACTTCGAGCGGCACGCTGGAACTGAGCAGCGACAGCAAGGGGCTGCGGTACGTGGTCACTCCACCCGTGAGCCGTGCCGACGTTCTGGAGCTCATCGCTCGCAAAGACGTTGCTGGCAGTTCATTCGCGTTCACGGTTGGCAAAGACGGGGAAGCGTTCCGCACTGGCGACGGTGGCCAAGCCATCCGCCAAATCCGCGAGGTAAGCGGGCTGTATGACGTTGGCCCAGTGCTCACGCCTGCGTACCCGTCAACGTCCGCGAGCGTCGCTATGCGGTCCTATGAGGCGTGGATTGCATCGCAGTCCGCCAACGAGCCGGCAGTTCGGGCGGTTAGTTCGCGTTCGGCCTTGCGGGGCGTCGCCGCCGCCTGGGCTGCCACCTTAAGGCTCAAGAATGTCTGAGGCCCGCTGCACCTGCGGCGAGAAGTTGCGGTGCCGTTCTTCTCGCCCGTGTGGCGAAGAGCGCCAGCAGTATTTGCGGTGCCCTCGCTGCGGCGCTCGTGCTGTCGTGTTTGTAAAAACAACACATTCGGAAGTCCGGTTCTGCAAGAGGCCGGCACGCTAGAGGCACAGTGGAATCCATCGGCAATACCGCCGGCGGAGATATACCACGTGGACAACCTCAAGAAACTGCAGGACGAGGCCGTAAACCTCGCCAACCGTATCGACGCCGTGCGTGCGATCGAGAGCACCGATGCCGACAAGATTGCCGAGCGCGATCTTGAACTCGAGGCGATGAACACCGAGGCCGGCAAGCTGGCCAAGCGGATCGACTTTGAGAAGTCGGTGGCCGAGTCGGCCAAGAATCTCCGCAGCGTGGTTGACCGCTGCACGCCTGCCCCCGAAGTGACCGAAGAGCGTAGCGAGAAGGTCCGCGTTGAGGCGGTCCCGTTCTCGGGCCGGCTCCGTGCGTTTGAGAACGCCAAGGACGCCTACTCGGTGGGCATGTGGTTCAAGGCGAAGGGCGGCGACGCCGACGCCAAGCGGTGGTGCCAAGACCACGGCGTTGAGGCTCGTGCCCAGGGCTCGACCGGCAGCACCACGGGTGCGGCTTTCGTGCCTGATGTGCTCTCCTCGACCGTGATCCGACTCGTGGATCAGTACTCGGCCTTTGCTCAGAACGCCACCAACGTGGTGATGCCGAGCGACGTGCTGCTGTTCCCACGCCGCACGGCCGGTGCGACCGCGTACTGGATCAATGAGAACTCGGCCATCACTGCCAGCGACCCCACTTCCAATCAGGTCACCCTGACTGCGAAGAAGGTCACGGGTGCGGTGACGATTGCGAGCGAGCTCCTGCAGGACTCCATCGTGTCGATCGCCGACTGGATTGCTGCAGAGCTGGCACTGACGCTCTCCAACGCCGTGGAAGAAGCTGCGTGGAGCGGGAACCCGAGCAACGCGCCAGCGGTCGCCGGGCTCGTCACGACCTACACGGGTGGCCTGCTGGCGGCGTCTGCTGCCACCTATGCCGCCTCGCTTGTGACGGCTGCCGGTGACACGCCCGACGAGGTGACCAAGGCTAACCTGCTGGCCATGATGGCCAGGGTTCCGCAGCACTCGCGTGCAGGTGCCAAGTGGTTCTGCTCGCCGTTCTTCTTCGCGGCGTGCATGCAGAACCTTGACCTCGCTCAGGGCGGGTCGGTTGGTCTGTCGCAGGGCATGGGTCCGACGTTCCTTGGCTCGGAAGTGGTTCTCACCGACCGCCTGCCGGCCGGTGCGGACTCGACGGGTGCCATCATGGCGCTGTACGGCAACATGGCCAACAGCTCCTACTACGGCATCCGCCAGGCCATCGAGATCGCCAGCAGCGATCAGGTGAACTTCCTGAGCGACCAGACGGTGATCCGCGCAGTTGCGAGGGTTGCAATCACCCATGCAAATCTGGGCACCGACACCGTTGCCGGCCCGATGATCGGGCTGGTGGGTGCGTGAGCCTGACGGCTTGACGAGTGTGCAATCTTGAGCGGGCGGCTTCCACGACGGGGCCGCCCGCTCTCTCTTTTGAGGCACGCATGCTGGTCAAGGTAGGTGGCACCGAAGTTGACATCCGAGTGGAAGCCGTGCTCTCCATGCCACGGCTTTCGTTTACGGCCAATCACTTCGCCTGGGCGCAGGCCCTGATGCCGCTAGGCATTCGCCCCACCATGGGCACGGGTGCGTTCTGGAGTCAGGTTTCCACCCGCGTCTACGAGCAGTTCATTGATACGGCGGAATATCTACTGGCCATTGACTACGACACCTTTTTCACCAAGCAGGACGTTGAACAACTCTTCGCTATGGCGATGACTTTTCAATGCGACGCGATCACTGGCCTGCAGACAAAACGCGAAGACGGCCGACCGATGTTGACGCTTAAGGGCACGCTCGACGCACCGCCAGAGGACGGGCACACACAACTGCCATCGTCGTGGTTTGCTGAGCCCGTACAGGAAGTAGATACTGCCCACTTCGGGCTCACCGTGATCAGCACCGCCGCACTCAAGCGGATGAAGAAGCCGTGGTTTTGGAGCAAGCCTGACGGCGAAGGCTCTTGGAACGACGGCCGCATCGATGATGACATTTGGTTTTGGCGGCAGTGGCGCGACTCTGGCAACCGCGTCTTCGTCTCGCCGCGTGTCGTTTTAGGCCACGGCGAGTACGTGGTGACGTGGCCCGGCAAACACCTTAATGCCCCTGTTTTTCAGTGGACTACTGAGTTCACGAACACGGGGAAGCCGCCTGAATCTGCATGGAGTGTGGGCTAATGCCGAAGATTATGTTTACCCGCGCGTGGCGTGGCTACCGCAAGGGGCAAGTGGCTGA